AAAAGTCGCCCTTGTTTGCACCAGCGCCATCTGTTCCATCTAATATAATTGAATCGTTTTGCAGACCTAATCGTGTATCTGCATCTATTTTTGTTTTTGATATACTAGAGTTTGCAATATCAACAGCTTGTATTGATGCATCTGCAATAGCTCTACTTGGTAATGTTCTTATTGGCACTTTATTCTCCTACTCTTATTTATTCATCACTACCAGTTTCTGGATTAAAGTCTTTTGCATCTTGGAAGAAAGATGTTGTTTCATTAAATCCAAAGTTATCATCAAAATCAGCAGATACTGGTTCTGGTGTGACACTATATCTTTGTTCTCTCTTAGGTGATTTGTCTGGTAAATCTGTAAACTGGTCAACTTGAACTGATTTGATAACAGACTGTGAAGTAACAGGCCCATACAAATAAAATTTTGCAGTAAAAGATAATGTATAAATGATTGCTCGTCTTGTTGTGAAATCACCCTCGTAATTATCTTCGTAATCTATACCAGTCAATACAATAGGTACATCTCTTTTTTGTTTCATATCTAAATTATCATTGACTGTGATTGTATATTCTGGTTGAAAAAAAGGTAATATCTGTTCTATAATTTGTAGTGCATCATCACCACTTTTTGCCATAACAAATAATTGTAAATCAACATTATAAGGTACAGGCATATATTGTGTTTCTAATTTAGAAGAACCTTTTGCACTTGTTTTTCTAATCTTTGTAACACGATTTAATTTTCTAGTTGTATCGTAAGAAAGTGTTTGTATCTCAAATGCAATTCTAGGTAAAGTAATCGCAGTTGTTTTACTAATACTTGCATCTTCTCTAATTCTTGTAAGGAACTTTTGTTTAGGCCCATATGCTAATGGAACTTTCATAGATTGTGTAATATTACCAGAACTATTCTTTCTGATAATTTGAATATTATTAAAAATAGTACCAAATGATACTATGATTTTTCTAATCGTTTCGTGATAAAATTGTTGTCCTAACATTATGTTTCCTTCCCAGCGTCACCAAATGGATTTGATTCACTAAAGTCTAATATTGTATTATCTAAATTTTCAAAATCTTCAATCTGAGATTTTTCATCAATAGTATCTACATTATACTCTTCATTAATTAGATAATGGTTTTCTTCTTTCATTTCAGTTATTGTTGCAGTAAACCCATTGTTTCTACCAGTAATAACTTCATCTTTTGCAAATGTTCCAGTTATATATTCAAAGTGTAATGTGTTACTATTTATTAACTTAATATAAGCCTGTCCACCGTTTGCACCAGTGATAACTTCGTCTAATTCAAACGCACCAGTTTCATCTTTAACTGTAATGTAATAAGTATCAGCAGTTTCAAGTAGTATAGAACTCGCACCAAACTGTGTTTCAGAAATTAAATTATCACCAGCATCAGAATCACTACCATCTGTTCTATCTAATAATAATAAATCATTATCTTCTAATGAAATTTCTTCTGTGTATGTTCCAGTTTGTTCTAATGTGAATTGATATGAAAGTGCATCTAAACTACTATCAGTTTCTATTTGGTCAATCGCACTTACACCAGTATCAAGACCCTCACTACCATATTCAAATAATCTACATTTTAATTTATAGACTGGATTGTTATCTAATTGAAAGAAAGGTTCATCGTGGTCAACAAAACTGATTTCAAACATTTTATTAATAATAGGATGAAAAACTAAATCACCCTCTAAAGGTCTATCTGCATCAGTAGATTCATCTTCATTTACAAGATATGCACTTTCACTTGTAGTTGTTTCATCTTCTAATAATACTGCACCAAAAGTTTCAGTAGTACCAGACTCTAAAACAACTTGTTTTGTTATGTCTTGAAATCTTTCTTTACTTACGACAAAGGTAACTTCATCTTTGATATCTAAACCAAACTTTGATACTAATTCTTTCTCACCCTCAAGACCACCCTCTGCATTTTCTACATACATTTCTATAAGTTGTGATTCAGAAAAAGTTGAAGATGTATCTTCACCAAATAAAGTATCTTCATTTACAAATGTTCTATTTACATAATAGACATCGTGTCCGTGAATCTGGATAGCTTCTTTGATTAGATTTTTATATAAGTTTCTCTCGGCAGATATAGAAGTTTTATTACTGTCGTGAAAAAATTTGTTGACTGCCATAACTTATCCTACCATATAATTTATTGGTAACTCAAATCCTAGTTTCATTTCTTCTTCTAACTTAGTGATTTCATCTAACGCTTGTTGATAGATTGCTTCACCGTTCATAGTAACTCCACCTAACATTTGAACACCATTAAATTTTGATAGGTTAGAACCCCATTGTTTTTTAATTAATGCAGTTGCATATCTTTTTAAATACATATCATCAAATACATCTGTGTATACTGCTGGGTCTAATTTTCTATAACATTCAATTAAAAGAAAATCACCGTTATTGAAATCTTTTTCCATATCTGCGTGAATATATAATCTGTTTTGATGTTCTTTGAAATCTATTGGATATTCACCAGTAAGAATGTGGTCTAGAAAATCTAGATGCCTCATTGTCATTTCATAGTGAATTATTGAAGTTGAACTGAAATCATATAAATCATTTAGTCTTAATTGATAACGAACATCAAATAAATTTTGAGTTAATTTATCTGTTACTGGGTATACTTTTACAACTGATAATACACTATCTGGAATAGGTAAATAATTTTCTTGTTGTAAGAAGTCTGCTGTAATTGAACTATCAACTTTATCAGTTGCTGTAACTGCACTTTCATTACTTCTCATTCTTGTAATTTCAGTGGTTGTTAGTTGATGTTTTAAATATACTCTTTCAATACCATCATAGTGGTATTTTGAAAAATATTGTAAAGCTTCATCTACTCTATCATCTAATTGGTCATCAGATATATTGATATCAATGACACCTTTACCTAATGCTCTTAAACAATATTCTTTAAATGTTGACTTTGAAGTAGGTACTGCCATAACTAATCCTTTTTATAACTATTTATAATAAAAAGAGATTATGTTCGTTTTTCAGCACCCTTCATAGTAAGAAAACCTTTCGCATCGTGTCCTTCTCTTTCGTCTTTAAATTTAAGACCTTTTTTTATGTGAAAAGATAAATTACCAGAAACACTTACTCTTAGACCTTTTTTACCTTTTAGTTCTGATAAATTAGGTTCTACTTCGTGTACTGCCCAAGATGGAAACATAATTAATCTGCCTGGAACTGGAGCCCAATATACTTCATTAAGTGTTTCTCTTTTTCTTAGTTTTTTTGGATTGTAAGGTAATTGAACTGCGATTGCTTGTGCTCTAGGGTCAGAAAACCATATTTGTCCACACTTTTCTGGAGATTGTAAATAGTAAACAAAACTAAAATGTGAGCCTGGGTGAGTATGATTACGATTATGAGCACCAAACTGAGAAACATTTGCCCACATATTATCAATGACTGGTTCTGTGTCTGGATTTAAATCCATTATTTCTTGTATTCTCAAACCTATTTTAAGTGCTTCTTTTCCTAAATCTTCATATTCCTCTCGCATATGCATATCTACTGCACTATGCCAACCTCTTGAGTTAGAACGAACAATACCCCTATTGTCGTCATCTCTCCATTTAAAAATATGTTTTAACCATTTTTTATTTCTTTCTTCATAATTTAAAATATCTTTAAAATGAAATAGTGTAGGAAACCATATCTCAGATGTTATCTTTCCCCTATTATTTAATGGTACTTCTTGTGCGAGTTTATTAAATGTCATACATAACTTGGGCCGTGTAACCAACCCTCAATACAATTTCTTACACCCTTTGTAACTTTAGTAACACGCCAAGGAACAAAAGATGGGAATATAATTATTTGACCTTTTTGTCTAAATAATTTATTATCCGTAGTCATATTCATTAATTCAATATGTCCACCATCATAATCTTTGGTGTCAGATAATTGAATAATAAAAGTTAATTTTCTAAATGGTGCATTGTTTCCAATGTCTAAATGATAATTATAGAAGTTTTTGTTCTTATAACAAACTATTTGTGGATTGTCTGCTTGATAAAAACCAGCAAGTTGCATTTTAAAATTTTTATCATTAGCTTGCTGTGCAAGTTCTAACACTTTAGTATAGGGCCAACCTTTATCGTTCATAGGTAAAGATTGTTGTGTTGCTTTTCTCACACCTTTTAATGAACTATCAACCCATAATTCTTTAACTGTTTCTTTTACTATTGCATCACATTCTTTTTCTGCAAAAAACTGTGATGTTAATATAGAAACTATATTTTTATTACCTACCAGTTTGACAATATTTTTATCATCTGGTTCAACAATATTTTTTTCTTGGGTTTCTTCTTTTTTTTCTTCCTCTTTTTTAGGAAGTTCCAGAGTATCAATCTCTGAGTCTGTAAATGTATTCATAATTTTTCACCTTTTAATAATTATACACTATTTTTTTTCAATGTCAATAGGGTTTTTAATTTGGTCAACATCTGCACTAGTTGGTTTTATTAACCATTGTTTTGTTCTGTGTTTTTGTCCATTAAAAACTTTTCCCTCTTTTGCATTTTCTAACCATTTATGTAATCGTGTAGATTTTACTGGTTTATATTCTTCTACCCAACCACCATCTAATTTTCTAGATAGTTTACCACCAGTTTTAGGTTTAGGCATTTTATTCCAGTGAAAATGTTGTTTATTAGTATTATTACTCATATAATAATTTTTTTTATGATATGTTCCTTCTTTGATTGCAATCCAAGTTTTAATTTGTTCTTTTTGTCTTTCTTTTTTACGAATCATTCGTTCCCAACGAAACAATCTTTGTGTTTCATCTTCTACTGTATAGAAACGACCTTGTTCATCAACCATTGTACCATTATATCTTTTATCGTGATAACTTATGATTGGAGGAAATTCTTCTTTTGATGGGGTTTTGTATTTCTGTTTAAATATCTTCATAATAATATATATTCTATGCCCACTGGAGGGCTACACCGTGAATTTTATTTGTATTAACTTGGTTACTTCCAACAATTTTCCATCTAAGTTGTACTTGAGGACTTGCAGTACCAGTTAAAGGTGTACTACCAGTAAATATTTTTATACCAGAACTTCCTGCTTGAAACCCTTCGTCTGTTAGTGTGACTGCATTAAATGTTGTATTATCTCTTGTTACTGATGCGTTGATATCGGTATTTAAATCATCTCCTATTTCTGCAAACAATACAAGTCTTGCTTTACTTGGTGTTGAACTTGCAGTAAATGTATCAGATATTAAAGTCATACTAGAGTTAGCAATATCACCTTTACTTTCTGCAACAACAATAATACCAGAACCAGCAATACCACTTACACCAGTGCTTGCCGGAGCAGGGCCTTCCATATGACCACCACCAGAACCACCACCAGTATTTACAACTGCATCAGTTCCAAAGAAACCCTCTGTGCCTGTAACGAAAGGACTATATGGACTTGATGTTGGAGCCCAAGGTGCAGATGCTTGATTAGTTGTTACTTGTCCTACTCCACCACCATAAGGAACACTTTCACTAGGAGGTGCAGTATCAGCACCACCTCCACCAC